GGCGGATCTGCGCCCAATCTCCGATGTCGACATGCCCGAGGGCGCTGAGATTTTCTGCGTTCCGGTAGCTGATGATTGGGGCATGAAATGACTGAGCAAATGCGGCCAGTCGGGGACGGGTACGGGAACGGGTACGGGAACGGGGACGGGAACGAGTACGGGGACGAGTACGGGGACGAGTACGGGAACGGGAACGGGGACGGGGACGAGTACGGGAACGGGTACGGGGACGGGTACGGGTACGGGAACGGGTACGGGAACGGGAACGGGTACGGGTACGGGTACGGGAACGGGACGGTTACCCGTGCCCGCGCAGGCCGGAGGCGCGCGTGATGCTGACCGACGACGACATCAAGCGGCTGCGTGAGGCCGCCCTGCAAGTTGTCCCCATGTGCCGCAACGTCGCTGGCGCCACGATCATCGATCTGATCGACCGTCTGGAAGCGGCCGAGCGGGAGCGTGACGAAGCGGAGACGGCACTGCGCAATATCGGTGACTTTGCGCACGATCGAAGCACCGGGCCTGCCGTTCCCGACGCGCTGTGGGGGGGCCGCAGCATGGCTTATGACGCCCTCGCGGCGAAGGGGCAGCGATGACTGAGATCCTGAGCGAAGAAGATATCCGCGCGCTGTTTCTCGCGGCCGGCTTCACGGTCAAGGACGGGCACGCCGACCTGAAGCCCTACGTCTACGGTGCAGCCCGCGCAGTCGAGCGAGCCGCCGTCGAGAAGCTCGCGGCGATGGGCGGGGATCTGCCGGAGCCGACGACGCACTGGCCTCACTTCAACCGCGAGACCGGCATCGCCGACCTCGCTACGCCCTCGCTGCGTGTAATCGCCGACCACATCCGCGCCGAGCGTGCAAAGGGCATGGCGGCGGGGGTTGCGCAGGAACGTGCGCGGTGCGTGGCGGTGTGCAAGACGAAGTGGCTGCATGACGTACAAGACGAAGTGGACAGCGGTTATCAGAAAGCCTTGTATGACTGCATCGACGCGATCCGCAGCGGTGCGGGCGCACCAGACGAGAAGGAGCAGACGCGATGAGCGAGAAACCAATCGCGCTGCTGCGCGAGGCCGCCGGGGTGATCGACACCATCGACACCGACACCCACACCTCGTCGGGCGTCAGGTGTGCGCGTCTCGTTCAGCGGCAGATCGACGCGGCGGTGCGCGAGTTCTACGCCGCCCCGCCCGCACCGAGCGCGGAGTCTTATCCACTACCAGACGACATGTACGGCAGCAAGGACTGGCTAGCAGGAAACTACGCCGAGCGCGTTCATTGGTTGCATACGATGTACGAAAACACTAAGTCGCAGTTAGATACGTATTTGAGCATTCAGTCTGCACCGAGCGCCGATCCGAGCGAGCTTGTGCAGGCGGCGAAGGATGCGGTGTCGGCTTTGCGTCGCGCGTCTAGTGAACTGCGCGGCCTGACGCCCACGCAAGACATTGACGAAGCCGTCGACGCCCTGCGCCGCGAACTGGACGCGAGCGAGACGTGATCTTGTACCACGCAACCACACCCGCAAAAGTGCGTCGCTATCACGAGACAGGCTGCATCCTCGCGCCCGTGCGGGGATGGGACACGCTAACGGCTGCGCTTGCATGGGCTGCGCGCACCGGCCGTAGCGTCGTGCTACGCATTGACAGTGCAGACGCCAATGCGTACCCGCTCCCCGACCACCGCTCGCCGCTTGGTCGCGCGCACTGGATTGACAGCGACGTGCCGGAATGGGAGTGCATGGTATCGCCAGAGCGAGTGCATGCGGCAGCGGCAATGCAGGCGCGCGAACCGTGATTCTCTCGTCCGCCGACCTTGAGCTACTGACGGGCCGCACTCGGCACACGGCGCAGCGGCGGGTGCTAGACGCGCTTGGCGTGCCGTATCGCGTCAGGCCAGATAGGTCTATCGTGGTCTTTCGGAGGGATGTCGATGAACAGGCCACGCAAGCGGGACCGGCATCTACCGGCGTGCATGTATCACAAGCACGGCGCGTACTACCTCGTCCGCAACGGAAAGTGGCGCAGGCTCGGGACAGAACTCGCGCCGTCGCTGCATGAGTACGCGCGTCTACTCTGTCAGGCCGACGGCACCATGCCTGCGCTGATTGAAACCATGTTGCCGCGCATTCTGCGGAACAAAAAGAACGGCGCGATGCACGCGGAGTCCACGCAAAAACAGTATCGTCAAGCAGCGTCCGTGCTGGCTCAGATGCTCGCGCCGTTATCGGTTCAGGACGTCTCGCCGCGCGATGTCAAAGCCGTTCGCCGCGAATTGCAGGACACACCAGCGGTCGCCAATCGCACGGTCACGGTGCTAAAGCTCATTCTGCAGGAAGCCGTGGACGACGAGCTCATCCCGTCAAACCCGGCTGGCGGCATCAAGCAGCCCAAACTAGCGGCCCGCACTCGACGCCTGACGGACGCCGAGTTCCGCCGCATCTACGCGCATGCCGACCCGCTGCTGCGCGCGGTTATGTCGCTGTGCTACGCGACCGGGCAGCGCGTGATGGACGTTGCGTCGATCCGCTCTGAGGACATCAGCGACCAGGGCGTTTACGTCAAAGCGCAGAAAACCGGCAAAGAAGTGGTGATCGCTTGGACGAGCGATCTGCGCGCCGCTGTAGCCGAGGCTCGCGCGCTAAAGCCCAACGCGCTGCGGCCGACGCACCTGTGGGGCTTCGCGCCACTGACGTACCCGATGATCTACAAGCGCTGGCGCATGGCCCGTGTCGCCGCCCAGGTTGCCGACGCACGCATACACGACATCCGCGCGATGGCCGCGACGGACGCCCGCGCGCAGGGCATAGACCCGCAGGCGCTGCTAGGCCACACGGACGCGGCCACGACGCGGATCTACCTGCGCGACCGGGTTGTGCCGGTTGTGGCGGGGCCGGTGATGCGGCGGCCGAAACGGGCGTGACCGACCCGGATAGGCTGGTGCGCAAAGAAAGGTGTTGACACGTTACCGGTAACGGCGCACTATACGTCCATGCGCTGCACGACGCGGCGCGCACTAGGAGCAGACGACATGACCAAAACCACCATCCGCACACTGATCAAGCAAGTCGAGTCGGGCGTCGTGTACATGCGTTGCGAAGACCAGTTCGTCGAAGGCAAGACGATCGAGCGCACGTTCACGGTCCGCCGCGATGGCGAGCGCGGCTACGTTTTTGAAACCTTGCCGAGCGGCGACCGCAGGCAGGTCTTCGAGAAGCTAGGCTCGCAAGGCTCGCCGCTCAGGGCCCACGCCTTGACTTTGATCGACGTTATCCGGCGCGAGCACCGCAAGGTCCGCGCCGCTGACGCAAACCGGTTCGCGTGACCGCTTAAAAACCCTCCGCCCACGCGTCGCCGCCCTGCGCAGGCTGGTGATGCGGCGAAAAATAATTTGTAACAGTGCGAGAAAGAACTTGCGTTACCGGTAACGAGGCGTAGAATCACTACATCGAAACCGCAAACGCAACGGAACCAAACATGTACGCTAACCAACTTTCCCTTGGCCGCAACCACATTACCGCCGACTCCGTTTCGATGACGGATTTTGGTGACTGCTTTCGGGTCGACATCCGGTGGAACGACGGGGCGCATGTGTACGCCCTGTACGACACCAACGCCGAGGCGGTTGAGCACGCCCGGCGGCTGGGGTGGGCGTAAACCCTTGCCCACCCCCAAACCGGTAGCCGCCCGAGTGGCTGCCCTGCGCGAGCGACGCGCGGCGCTCGGCCTAGTGCGCGTCGAAGTGTGGGTGCGACCCGAGGACGCCGAGCGCGTCAGACGCTACGCGTCGCGAGTCGCAAAACGCCCAAAGTAATAGACAACGTGTCTATTGTCCAATTAGACGCGACGGCGAGATCCGCATAGATAGGGCGTCTCCGGGCATGGAAAGGTACTCGGTCATTCCGTGGCTTGACAGCCCGCAAACCCGCACCAGTGGACGATGTACGTCTTGCCGTGTCTAATACGATCCGCGCCGATAGGTGCAGAATTCGCCGGGGTTTCCGGCATGTGGCTAGGTCGTTTTAGACGGGAGAGGCGATGAGCGATGCGGTGCACAAAGCGGCCCGAGACGTACTGAGCGCATGGGATCACTACGGCACGGCGGAATGCCTTCGCGGGTGGATCGATAGATTGCGCGACGCACTTGCGACCGACATTGGGCCGGAGCCAGCAATGGTTAGGGCGATTCGCAATGTCACGCAGCACTACCGCAATTTGAACGCGGAGTTGGCCGCCCCGACGCCAGAGCGGGAGCCGGTGGCGCTGCCAAAGCAGGCGCACAAGGCGATGCAGGCAGCGCTAGACTGGCTCCAGGCCGAGCAGCGCGCCGCCGACGAGGATTGCGGCGACCCGGGCTGCGACGAGTGCGAAGGCGTAATTCGGCCACGGCAGCGGGTAATTGACGCACTACGCGCACAACTAGGGGGAGCGTGATGACTGACCGAGAGCTACTGGAGTTGGCGGCGAAGGCGGCGGGTCTGCACGACCAGTGGCCAGAACCGGACTACGGCGCCGAATGGCAGTCGGACGAGATAGGGATCTGGTGCTTCGGCAACGGAGAAGGCGTTGCGTGGAACCCGCTCACCGACGACGGCGACGCGCTGCGGTTGGCGGTGCGGATGAATCTATGGGCGGCTGTGCGGGATGGATATCAACATTTTGACTCCGACAACGACCACTACGAAGCCACTCGCCGTGCCATCGTCCGCGCGGCGGCTTGCATCGGGAGCGCGCTGTGAGTGATAGCGGATTAGACGCGCAATCTGCCCAATGGCTGCTTGAACGCTGCGAGCATTACATGGGCCGGGCACATGACGCCGAGCGACTGATATCCAGAATGCGAGGGCAATGGATCCACTCTGTACACGCGGACGAATGTCTGGCGCTGCTGGCTGGCGTGCTAGATGAGCGCGATCTCAGCTTCACGTCGGCGCACCAGGCCGGGCAAAACGCGGCCGCCTCCCCGGTTCCAGCGCCGGAGCTCGCCCGGCACGTCGTCCCAGCGTCCGGCCTGCACACGGCGACGCAGGGTTGACGCCCGCAGTGACGCGAGCCCGCAGTTGAAAGCGAAATCTGCCAGCGCAGCCAGCCGCCCCGGCGTGTCGATCGCCGGGCAGGAGTACAGCGTGCCGGGGATGTAGATCGTCAGCAGCGACTGACGCAGCAGCTCCATCGCCTGCACGCGGGTGATCGGCGGATCGGTGAGCGACACGGCCCGGCCATCGAGGTAACGGGTGGCGCCGACTCCGACGGTTCCGACACCAGCCGGGCACAGATACGGGCACAGGTACACGCCCTCGAACTGCACGCACAGCGCCTCGACGATGGGCAGCGCCTCGTCGATCATTTGCCGCGTGCAAGCAACGAACGGTCCGCGATGTAGATTCCGATGACCGCCGAGATTAGCGTCCACGAGTAGCTGTCTAGATCCCACCCAGACTGCACCCAATCTCCGACGATCAGCAGCATGCACATCGTCGCCAGCGCCGGCCGAATCGCGCCGTTCCACGCGTCGACCCAGGCCACGCCGGTTGCGCGGCTCGTGGCCCTGACCGCATCTAGCCACGCATCGCCCTCGGTGCGCGACACGTCGGCCTCGCCCTGCACTCGGATGGTTTGCACTCCAAGCTCGGCCTGCACGCGGATTGCCTCTAGGTTCTGGCCGTGACGTGCTGCATCGGCCTCGGCCTGGATCTGAAGCATTGCAAGCTCGTGGCGATGGTCCTGCCATTTCGTCCAAGCGCTACTAAGCTCTCCGAACAGCAAGCGGAACGCATTGCCACCAAGAAACGCAAACAAGGTTTCGATCATCTCGGTTCCTCAATCCGCAATTTTTGTCCCTTCACGCCCGCAACCGCCAACATGTAATTAAGTTGCAGCTCCACGCGCTTCATCATCTCCATCATGTCGCTGCGAGACATCGCTTTGGCTTCCACGGCGCGCAAGTCTTGCCGCAATTCGTAGATTTGCCGGTCGTGCAACGCGAGTTGGCTCGTTAACGATTTGACACTCTCATATGTCGCAAATGATCCGGCGCAAATGCCAATGCTAAGTGCGACAAATAAGGGGGCAAGAATTTTGTCTTTGAACCAGTCCCACGGATGCGGTTTTTCTGCCTGCTCGATCACGTCACCCCCTAACGATGTTTTCTGTCACGTCCACGCCAATAGACAGCGTGATTGCGGCCAATTGAGCCGGGCCAAACAGCCCAGAGGCGCGCAGGTACGGCGCAGCGACCCACTCGGTGCAAAACCATTCGCCCGGACGCTGCCGGAACGGGAGCACTGTTGCAACGGCGCCCCGCACGTCATAGCGCGACCCGCGTGTCTGATTCAGCAATGCGATGCTGTCCGCCACGTCCCACGACGGCACGTCTACGACGAGCCAGCTACCGCGCGTCAGAGTTGTCCGCTTCGACCGCACGCCACCCTCGCGCAGCGTGCTCGACGCAATCGTCACCGTGCCGTCGTCGTGCACTTCGTGGATGGCCTCGACGTGCGTGGCGCGTCGCCACGGGCCGCGTTGCACAGCGCGGACGACGGCCCATCCGGCGCGGATTGACAGCGTGTCGCCTGCGTGGCGGCCTATGTAGTGAGCTATGAGCATAATGTGTATGGCATGGGTTACCCGAATGGGCTAGACGTGACTGTCACGCCAACGCAAGGCGTGGCATGATTGGCGGATGGAATTCAACCCGACGGTTCTTGGCTGGCTGGCTGGACTTGGCGTGCTGCTGTTCGTGCAATGGCTACGGAGCAGAAAGTAGCCCCGTCGCCATCACCGCAGGCAGCAGCGCGCTCCCGGTGAGCATCGGTGCAGGCTGACGCGGCGCGAGCAGGCCGCCCGACACGTTCTGCGCGTTGCGCGTGCCGATGGACAGTTGCAGCGATTGCAGCGGATCAGCCACCAAGCCACGCCCGAGCGGCAGGAACCTTGAAATACCCGCGATCCCGTCAAGCGCGCGGCCCAAAACCATCGCGCCGGAATTGCTGTTGTTAACCGCCGAGCCGACCGGCTGGACTTGCATGTAGCTTGCAACGCGACCCGCTGCACGCATCTGCGCAATCTCCTCGCGGGAGAAGAACGCGGGCAACTTGTTGTCCAGCGCGTCTAGCGCCTTGTTGTAGGCACTCTGCGAAAACTTGCCTACCTCATCGGCCGCACCGTTTAGCGCCTTGTCCTTTTTCAGATGTTCCACAATGGCCGAGCGCATCGACTGGAAGGCGTCCGGGTTGCGTTTGAGTTCGCGGGCTAACGCAGCAACGTCGTCCGCATTGGCCGATGGCGACAACACGAACTTTTGCACAAACTGATCCGGCGCAACGTCGTCCATCGTCGCCTTAATGCTCGGCGCGGACTCTTGCCAAGTGCGGCGCATGCGGGCCACCGAGCGCGCCCGGTCGAACGCCTTCATTGCCTCGGCGGGTAGCGCGTCGGCCTGCTGCATCGCCGCCGCCTGCGCGCCAGTCGCCACCGCGTTGCCGCCAAACGCCGTTTTGATCGGTGCGCCTGCGGGCTGGACGCTTTCCAGCGCGTTGCGGACTTGCGCAATGGCGGAACGGGTGTTGCCGTCCTTGCTGCTGCGCGAGGCGGCTGCAAGCGTCGTCTTAAGGTTGTCAATCACATCCACGTTGAACGGGATGGGGTAGTCCTGCCCGCCAATGACAGCCTTGCCATCGCGGATCTGACGTAGCAGGCCATCAATCTCAGCGGGCAAAAATGCACCCTTGTTCTGCTTGGCAAGGTTTTCGTATGCCGTGCGCAGGAACGCCTCGCGGTCAAGCGGGATGTCCCGGCCAGCCGCACCGCGTGCACGGTCGTACAGCGTATTTTCAACGGCGCTATACCGCGCGTCCTTGGCCCCAAGCGTGCCGATAGCGCGCTCGCCTGCGGTGAGCGCATCGACGGGCTTGCCGCGCACCGTGTTGAGCGTGTCAATCAGCGTGCGGTTGTTCTGATTCTCGATGCGCGGCAGGCCGTATAGCTCGTCCTGCCCGCTATTGGCCGCCATTTTGGACAGGTTCTTTTCCCGAGTGATCTGCACCGGGTCGAGCGTCACCATGCCGCGCGTCGGAGTCGCGCCAATCGTCTTGAAGTCAGCCAGCCGCCGCAGTGCATCCGGGCTGATCTCGTCACCGGCTTGCAGCGTCTTGGCAAGCGCGTTGCGCAGCGAGAAGCGCACCGCCTTCGGCATCGCTTCCCAATCGACGCCTTGGTTCGTCAAGGCTTGCTGGATCTTGACGTCAATCTCTTGCGCGGTGAGTTTGGGCGTCATCAGACGCGCGCCAGCCTGCATCGTGCGATCGAGCGCACCAGGGGCCGCGCCACCGGCCACGGAGCCAAGCAGCGCAGCCGCGAACTCAGCGCCAGGACCGCCGCCCGCTTCCTTGACGGAGCCGCCCGCCATGCCGCCGCCGGCAGCGGACGACACTTGAACCGCAGGGGCTTGCGACAGGAACTGCCCGGCGCCTCGGGACGCGGCAAGCGCCTTGTCTGAAAACGTAGCCGCCTCGGATGCCACCATCGGCGCGCCACGAGCCAGCAACTGTCCGAAGCCCATGCCGCCACCGGCCCCGGCCATGAGCTCCGCAGTGCTGCCCGCCACGCGCTCGGTAGGCGTCTCGGGCGTCGGCAGGCCGATAAAGTCAGCCACGTTTTGCGCCGTCTTGCGCGCCGTCGGCACCGCTGCATCGCGGCCGGTCCCAATGCGCGCAAGGTTTATAGCGGACGCAATCGGGTCGGACAGCACGCCAACGGCACCGCCAAGCCCTTGGATGCCCGCGCGAGCGGTTAGCCCGAGCTGGCGCGGGATGCCAGTCAGGAATTCGCCCGCAGTCTGCACGGCTTCCTTCTTGGGTTCGCCCGCTAGGACTTTGAGCCCGTCAGCGGACATCATCCGAAGGTCGCCGCGCTCAATGGCGCGCAGGTCGTCCGTGCTTAGCTTCGAAAGGTCCATCATCGCGCTCCGCCACCGCGACGCGAAAGCTCTTGCCGCGCGAGTTCTCTAAGGTCAGATTGGCCACCGCCGCGATTGCCGCCATTGCCGCCTACGCCCGTAATCGGAACAAAGACGTTCTGCGGGTTTGCCCCGCGTTGCGTAGCAATTCCTTCGTACGTCTGTCGCGCTGCGTTGTACTCGGTTTCGTACGACGACAGCCTACCCCGCGCTTCTTGAAGGATCTGCGTGCGCGTTGCGGGGGTCAGCTTCCCGCCCATGCCAGTCAGGCTAGCCGCTTGACCCTTGAGCCATTCTGGGATGGTTTGGCTGCGGGCGATCGTGTCGTACTCGCCTTCGCGAACAACCGAATCCGGGTCGTACAGCTTTGCAAGGCCGTACACAAGGTTGATGTCAGCCTGCTTGTTGTTGCGGGTCGATGCATCAACGATGGCGTTATACGCGGGCGCCGCGTTGATAAATTTCTTGGTCTGCGGGAGGTCATTAAACTCCTTGCGAAGATCGGTTTCTAGCTTGCTGACATCAAGCGGCGCAAGCGGCTTCAGATCGGCTCCCATAGCGGGCACCGCAACTCCGCTCGGGGCGTCTGCGGTCGGTCGGTATACCCAAGCCCCTCGCGCGCTGTCCCAAACGGGCTTTGCGTTGTTGGATTGCTCAACGCCAAGGCGTTGCCGCGCAACCGCATTGCTCGCCATCTCGCCCGGCGTCATGGTCTTGCCGACCGAGCCCGTCTGCTGCGCGGTGTACGGGTCGAACACGCCAAGCGCGCCGCCTGTGTCCTGAAATTTCTTCTCGTACGCTTTAGGCAGCGCGTCGCCGATGAACCCGCCGAACTTGTCACGCATGCGGTTCACGGGCCGCCCGTCTGGGCCGGTCGTCTCGATCGTGCCGGCAACCTCGGAGCGCCCGAAGTCCTGCGCCTCAACAACCTTGCGCAAATCGTCCAAGTTGCCGCCCGCCGCTAAGTACTGCGCGGCCATTGCCGGGGTGACGCGCGAGGTGCCGGCTTGCGGCGGAACGTAGCCCGCGGGCGCCGCGCCACGCATCGCGATATTGGCGTCCCGAAAGCCCATCTGCGGGCCTGCGAACTGCGCAAGCACGTTGCGCTGAGCGTCGGCTTGCAACTGCTTTTGAGCGAGCGCCGCACGCTGCGCCTCAGCCAGCGCTTTGCGCTGTTCGGTCTGCGCGCCAAACTCGCCAATCTGCGCCTGCAACAGTTGCTCGCGCAGCGCGTCCTGCTGTGCCTGCCGCTTCAGCTGATTCGCCTGCAGCGCGTTCTGGTTGAACGCATCAAGCCCGGCCGCAAGACCGCCGCCCATAGCACGCGGGCGCATCAACGCAGTGCCGAGCCCAAGCAAGCCCTGCCCGATCGGGTCCGGGTTGTAGTCCAGCAAGCCCATTATCGACGCGCTCCAAAAATGTTGGACCACAAGCCAGCCCCAGCCGCAGCGCCGCCTAGCCCGGACAGGAAGTTGTTCGGAGCTTGCACGTTCTGCGTTTGCGTGTTGTTCGTCATGCCCGTACCAGTGTTCGACGCTGTAGAGCCAAACGACGGGTTGATCGCCTGCCCGAACTGCTGATTAGCCATGAACGGCCGCTGGAACTGGTCCGCGCCGAACCCCGCAAGCGCCTGGGCGTTGTTCGTGCCGAACTGGCCAAAGTTCAGCGAGCCGCGAGAGGCGTTGTCCTGCGCCGCACGCTCGGTGTTGTAGTTGTTGGCGTACAGGTTCGACATCGTGGAGCCGAGCGCGTCCGCGTAGTTGCGGTCCTGCATGCCAAGCGTTTGCCCGAAACCGGACTTCGCGAGCACGCTGTTGCCGTCGTTGTTGTAGCCGGTGAACACCCCCGCGCGAGTGCCAGTGGCGTAAGCGTCGCCCATGCGGCGGCCGATGTTGTCTGCGACGCTATCGAGGTACGGATTCTTGCCAAGCATGCCGCCGCCGATGACGTTTGCCTGCTGCGCGCGGGCCTGATTGACTAGCGGATCGCCCTGCGTCGCGTACTGACTCAGCAGGCCGCCGGCGGTGTCCAGGCTCGCATTGGTTGTCGGCGCGTTGGCGAGTTGCTGCGCGCGACCCACGTAGTCCTGCGCGTACCCCTGGAGCCATGGCGCAAGCGATTGCGACGACGAGCTCGACGTCAACGTATTGCCGTTTGTGCTCTGCGTGCTGCTGATGTCGCCATTGCCCGCAACACCAGCAAGCGCACCAAGGCCCGCCGCACCGAGCGCGCCAAGACCCGAGCCGCCCAGCAGCCCAGATACGCCACTGCCGATCCCAGACAGCGCGCTTCCGGCCGCGCCTAGCGAGCCGAGCAGGCCACCGCCGCCTGCAGCAGCGCCACCAGCACCGGCAGCACCAGCACCGCCGCCAAGGGCCGCTGCAGCCTCTGCAAGCGACATCCCGCCACCCGCCGACGGCAACCCGGCAAGGGCCGCCTCTAACGTCATGCCGCCAGCACCTGCGCCAGCACCGGCAGCAGCTCCACCGCCGAGCAGCCCAGGCAGGTACGCCGCACCAAGCCCCAGCCCGGCCATACCAGCGAGGTACGGCGCGGCGTTGCTTGCCGCGTTTTGCACGAGGTCTCCAAATGACCGCTCGCGCTCAAAACCTAGATCCTGCGTGCCGTTAGGGCTCACCTGCCAGCGCTGAATGCCACCGTTTGCGTCGTTCGTTCCCTGCGCAACCGTGAATTGACCGTTGCTAGAGTCGAAGAACACATTCCTGCCATCGGGCAGATTGAAGTACGGATCTCTCTGCCCTTCCGCGTTCTCGTATCCAACGATGGAGTACCCGCCGCCCTCGCCAGTCGATGCGTAGATAGGCGCGCCGGTCGCGCCGGCGCCCGCCATTTGTCGCGGGTCCATGTACAGGGCCATCAACTCGTCATACGTCATTTTGCAGCCCACCCTGTTGCGAGACCATCCCCGCTTTCTTTAACGTACAAGCTCGTCCCCACCCCGCCATCGGTGCGCAGGTACAGCGAGCCTCGATTAGCAAAAATCTTCCCAGCGGGCGAGCCAGCGCCGACAAAAACATAACCGGCTAGCACGTTAACTTCTTGCGCCAACTCTCGGATAACGCTCTGCGGCTCGATCGGCAATTCGCCAATGCGGCTGTCTACATAGACGCGCGGCATCAGCGCTTACCCGCCGCCTGCGGACCGACGGAGAATCCCGTCACTTCGTATTTGCCGGTATGAGAAAACTTCATTCGATGCCATCGCGCTGCGTGCGATACGTCGTATTTGCCGCTGACTCTGGGTACCGTAGACCCTGGCGTAAGCGTGTCGCCAAGATCCATTCGATGCGTGTGCGTCATGGTTGCCGTTGCCGGCGCAGATAGAAACCGAACGCGCCCGCGCATCATTGACGTGACAGAATCATCGTCTCCAATGTCGCCTGTCGTAAAAGACGACACCCCAGGCTCTCCACCGCCAACAACCTTTATCTTCCGGTCTGTTTTGTCAATCACGGCCAGAGGCAAGTAGTAAAAGTTTGGCGTCGGCGACCCTGGTGCGTTAACAAACTCGAAACGAATCTCGAACGCGCATGCAGCGTTCGTAGAAAACGCCCCCCATTTGTCAGTGTCAATGTGATAAGCAAGACCGAAAGGCTGCCCGTTATCGCTGTTTGACAAGTAAAACCGAACGCAACGCCGTACTTTATCCCATCGCGCATAGATCGCAGGGTTGAAGAAGAACGGCCCGCACTTCTCATTGATGTAGTTCCAGGGCGCCGAACCGATCCGGTTAACGCTTGCCCCGTCGTACACATAGAACCCGTCAGGCCCAAGCCAGTACAGCCTATTCTCAGCCTCGCAAACTGCATTCCTACCCACCAGCCCAATCGACCGGCTAATCAGCGGGAATGACCAAGTGTTCGCTGTTGCTCCGGTGTAGTCGCCTCGGTACATCGACGTCGTTTTGAAGGCAATGATACTGTCTCGATAAGACACGAGCCTAACAATGCTGCCTGACGTTGCCGTCAACCGCCCGCGTGCACATTGCGTAGCAATATCTGGCGTCCAACTCGTGTGGTTTTCCAGAGCGGAGCACCACCAACCATCCTCATATGGCCATGCAGCGTTGTAGAACGGACTAAAACAAGCAGTCATTACGAAGTTCTTGTTTACCGCAATAGTCCTTGCTGACGGGGCGCCTGACACATCTGCAAACCGGGTATACGGGGTTCCCATGGATTGCAGGATGTTTGCGCCGTTGACAGCCAAGGCAAACTCCTGGAACTGTGCAAACTGCCATCCATCAATACCGCTGACGTACGCTCCAGACAATCGCGACACATCCTGCGCAAGATTTGGCGGGAATATGTCAAGCAGGTACAACTTTCCACCTGAGCCGACATAAACGCGGATCTGGCCATCCTGAAAATAAAGTGTGTTTGCCCCTTCTGAATAGTTGGTGGCCGTCGCCGGCATTGTCATTGGATAGGTGCTGGAATCTACTTCCGCACCGTCCGGAGCATAGCCACGCACTGTAGGAATAAGGTTTTCAACTTCAGCAATAACCCCAGGCGTAGTCGGATCGGCGTCTGGAAGCCACGAAATCAGCGGGACGTTAGGCGTCATGTCGTTCTCGGGACGCGAATCCAGACTTCAGCGTCGCGCGGAACCCGCGTCCACACGTTACTACTAATGGATGCGTCCGATACGGTTACCGGAACCGTTAAATCAGCCGATGCGCTAGAGTTTGTGGCTCGAACAACGATGCTATATGAGCCGGCCGCGCCTGTAGGCGTTCCGCTAATAACGCCATTTGATGCGTTGACGTTTGCCCAGCCTGGGCCGCTTGCTTTTGAATACGTTACATCTGCACCAGACAACAGAATCGGCGCGTAGCTAAACGCAATTCCTACCGTCGCAGTTTGCGGATTGGCAGTTCCCCATATAGGGCCAGCATAGATTGGCAGCGTGTCAAGTCCCGTTAGTACGGCCCCAAAGACCGGCATGTCCGCGGACGTTGCCGGCGCTGAATTCATGTACCCAAAAGTGCCAAACCCCTGATTCGGCTCAATTGCCGTGCTGATTGAGGCGTCAGCAAATGAGTGGTACGACAGCAGCGAGACCGTGCTTACCGGTGCGCCCTGCCCTGCCTCTGCCGTTAACTCGGCGGCGGACAATGCTCGGTTGTAGACCTTTAGGTGCGCGAGTAGACCATTGAACCAATACGTCGTGCCGTAGGGGGCGTCGCCGAACTGAATCGACGAGAATGCCGTGTTATCCGGAGGCGTGGCGCTCGCGCTGTTTAACACCGCCTGGAAGGCCAGAGACCCAGAGCCAACGGGCTTGTGATAAATCCGGAGCCCGCTCGCTCCATAACCCACGCCTACAAGCGCCCAAAAGAACCAATTGGCTCCTGCAGCGCCTCCCGCCGTAACCGTAGCAACGTCAGGCGAAAACGCGTTGTAGTAGTTGTCCGCAGCACGAAGCCCGGTTCCGGATGCACCGGCTAACAGCGCAGCTTCCGCAACAGAGGTTGTAAGACTGGCCGTCTGAGTGTATGCAATTGTTGCTTGACGGGCAGGCGCCGCCGTCAACAGCTTGGCAAACCCGCATAGCGTGAACGCGTTATGGGCGCTGGGAAGGCTGGTCGTTCGCCGAAGCGCGGTCTTGTCGCCGGTGAATTGGATGCTCATATTTGCGCCTCAGACAAACGGGGGGGGATTCGCTACAAGCCACGTAGCAGTAACCGACGGGGTTTGCGGCACGGATGGCGGCAACCCGGTTAGCACAACCCCCAACACAATCGGCTTCCACGTTGTCTCGAGTTGGACAAGGCGCGATTGCCCCGGCGTACCAAGCCGCCCCTGCTGATCGTAGAAATCCACGCCTAGCATTGCCCCAATTTGCAGCCCTGCAGGCACAGAGCCTGAACCGGTGTCGGTAATCAGTCGCGCCCAAAACACTGCCGCGAACGCGACGGTTCGCGCCGATGTCGCCGAAACGGACAATGCTTGACTCGGATCGGGCGTGTTCAGCTCGACCAAACACTGCCCAAGCGATAACCCAACGCCCCTAAAACTGATTCCGCCAGACGCTTCGGCGCGCGCCTCAATTGGATTGGCGTTAATGGCAAAAGTTGCTCCGACCGGCGTTCCGGTGTAATCCATCACGTTGCCGCTGACACGTAACCCACCTAGGTTGTTTAGGCCATAGGTCGGCACTTGTGCAGGTCCATAAACCAGCGTCCACGGATTTGTAAGCGCGTCGACTTTGACGGCGGCTTGGCAGTCACGAATCTGGATCCGCCAGTTTCCAGCGGGTTGCAACGCTCCTTTGGGCGGCATAAACCACGGCCACAGCACAAATGAGTTTGCGTTTCGGCCCGATGACGCCTGCCGGGTGACTATGTAGTTTGCGTCTGTCGTCCCGACGCCCGGCTCGCTTTGCCCGAACCGTACCGGATCAATGTTTGAGCCGTACGGCGACGTCTGGAAATAGTCGGAAATGTCCCAAAGGCTGTTAATCCAGTCCGTTGCGCCAGCCGTATTCCCGGGCGGGAAATCGTTTAACGATGTCATGCACGTGGCATACGCCTGCGCTAGCGTGTAAGCAACGTTGGCCGCAGCAACAAACGAGGCGTTTGGAGTCTGTTCGTATACAACCACCGGCACCCCACCTCGCTGGCCGTAAACGAGGGCTCGATAATAGTAGGTGGTTCCAGCTGTCAGGCCAGTGGCAGTCCAGCTAAACGTACCTGCAATCGCGCTAGTGGCAGGCAACGACAACCACGACCCGCTATTCTCGTCGGTAGTGGTTTGAAACAGCATTAGCGCGCCGGCAGGTATTGCACCGCCAACGACTACTGATAGCGTTGCACTGCTAGATGCAATGTTGCTAACCGCCAATCCGGTCAGCGTGACACGATCAAACTCCGGGCTATTCAGAAAAAAATCGCCCATCGACACCGACCCGCCTGCAAGCAAATTGCTAGACAGAATCGCAGGCCCCGCACCGCCAGTAGCAGTTACATCCGTTGCAATGTATTTTCCGGAGTCGGCAGCGTTGATGACGTAATGCTCCCAGGTCCCAGACGATATAGCCGCTGCAGCAATCAATGTCTGAGTGGCTGCACCGGAAACCGCAAACCCGCTACCGACAATCGGCAAAAGCCCAGAGCATTGCGCTTGCCAAACCGTGACACCGTTACGCACCAGCCGGCGCAGATAGTTGGTTCCAATCTGCCCTTGCAGATACTGTAAGTACGCGGAGTTCTTAAAACCTCCCTGCGCCTGATTTGCAGCCGATGTAGCGCCAATGGACAGCGCGTCGGGTAGCTTTGTGACCGGCATGTCAGCCCCGCCGGATATCGTAGGGTTGCGGCACTACCGGGATGTCTGTTCCAACAGCTGACGCGATGCCGGTTGCGTGGACCTTCAGTTTGCGCAGCATCGCTAGCCCCTCGTCATACAACGGCTTGATACGCGCCAAACGATCATCGTCGTGCAACCACGCGCGGCCGAACATCAGCACGCCCCAGAGGTACACGTCCGGATGCTCGTCGAGCAGCCAGTTAGACGATGCGTCAGTAGTGAAATCTGCCAATCGCTCATACGTGAGAATCGTTGCCGTCAGCGGCGAGGCAACGCTAGGCGCTGGCAAGAAGCGAAATTGGTAATCCTCAACGGTGTACACCTGCGGCTCTGGCTCGTAATCCTGAGCCGCATACGCCTCAAACTGCGGGCGCGCGATGTAGCGCAGTTCTCGGCCATCGTTGCGCGTAATCGCGATGACTTCCAGAAAATCGTTAGGCAGGCTGACATACTCAGTCGTCAGCGTCCTAACGTCGCGCGTTTCCATTTGAGGAACGCGCAGCACCCTAGAGAACTGCGCGGTTGCGTAGCGGATCCACGTCGGTATGACGTCTGTTACGTCGTCGCGTTGCACGAACGATGCAACGTCGGCTTTCAGCGTTCCGTATGGCATTAGCGGCCTATGTGAAACAGCCCCGGCACCGTGTGAGCGCCAGGGCTGAGTTGCTACACCGTCAGGGGTTAGCCGTCAGCGTGGATACGGCAAGCAAGCTCGGGCCGGATGGCCTGGGCGCCGTACAAGACGTCAAACCTTGCGGGAAATTGGTCGTCCGAGATCGTGTAGTCCCGCACGAACCGCAGCGAGATACCGTCATAGACCTGACGCGACGCCATGTCGGTGCCCTTCGGCAGCACGAGGTCGGCGGTTGCGAAAGTGAAGGCGTCCTTGTGGAACGCCATGGACGAATTCATAAGCGCATTTGCGGCGCCGCAGAGCTTGCCCACCGCCGAGTTGTCCGTGATGGTGTTCGACACGTTCTGACGAGCTCCCGTTGCCACGATCGCGGGCGAGATGGCAAGCGACGTTGCCGATGTGCCGCTGTTGGCGGTCACGACAAATTGCTTAAGAACGCCCATAGAAACCTTCGTTTCCGGGTGGATGTCAAACACGCCAGCGAACGTGATGATGTCGCCCGCGAGAAACGTGGTGGTGCCACCGTCCACATTGATCGTCGAGCCAGACTGCCCGACACCGTTGGACAGGTACGCCGTGACCGCCGCCGCAGTGCCGGTCTGGTGGTCGCTGACGTGGGTCGACTCGTACAGGTCGAAGCCCGCAATGCGCCCGAGCATGCCCTCGCGGTACTGATCCTTGATCTGCGTTGAGTCCTGGAACAGCCCCTTAAACGCATCCACAAACTTAACAGTGTGATCGGTGGACAGCAGAACGTTGCGGTTATCGGGCGGGGCCAGCGAGTCGGTCAGGCGCTTGCGGGCGCGGTTCAAGTGGATCAGCGCGGGGGCCACGCCATCAGCGTCGACCACCTGGGCGACCGACCTGTACATCTGCGTCCAGACGTTCGCTTCGATCTGCGCGGCCAAGCGAGCCATTGCGGGCTCGAGGTAGCGCTTGGCGTAATCGTCAATGCTCATCGTCAGTTCTTTAGACGAGAACTCAAAGTCGACGCCGAGCTGCGTGTCGACGGTCAGCGGAACGTTGGTTTCCACCACGTTCTGCACCGAGAGCGAGGCACCCGAACGCACGGTGAACTGATTCGGCTGACGAATCCGCAGAGTCGAACCGATCTTTGCGCCGTCCTGCGCGAACGAATCGTCATAGGCCCGGTTGATGTTGCCGATGAAGGTGAGTTTCTGATGCAGGATAAGAAGCGCACGCTTGGTAATCATGTCTGCGTTAAGCAGGGTATTGGTAGCCATTTTCAGTCCCTAGAAATGCAAAAACCGCCCGGAGGCGGTTCGTTCAGTTACGAGATGTGCCGCTTGTTAGCGGCGCGGTTGCTTAGCTAGGCGGGCTCGTTCCCGGCGCATGAACTCGTCAATCGGCAACTTGTCGAGATCCACGGTCGCTTTGGACGTGGCCCCGGTGATGGTCTTGACGGGTACAGCGGGGGGGGCAGGCGGCGCCTTGCTAGCTTTGGATTGAAGGTCCATCAATTGCTTCTGAGCGTGCAACGCCTTGACGATCCACGGATCGCGGATACTGGCAATTGCCTTCTCATCGGCGCCAAGCGACTTAGCGACTTCTCGCAAAGACTTGGCTACTTCCGGACCCCAACCCTTGATCTCGCGGCTGAGCACCTCTTGAGCTTGTTGCGCGGCCTTGGCTTGCGCCTCGGAGTCGCGCAGTGCCCGTTGGGACTCCTGCTGCTGGATCTGTGAAACAAGCCCGCCACGCGCGTCCTTCAGCTGTTGATAGGTGAAGTATTCGGACTGCGCGCGCACGGGATCGGACTGGTTGAGCGCCTGCCAATCCACGTTTGCGTACTGCTGCAAACGCTCATCAATCGCCATGACACGCGCGACTGATTGGATGTTTGCCTGTTCGGCAGATACTCTAGCCTCACGCTCTGCAAAAGACTCCTCGGCTTGTTGGCGTTGTGTCGCCAGTTCCTGAGTTTTTCGCGTGTAGTCAGCCTGCCGAAGCATCGCCGCGCGCAACTTCTCGGCGGTTGTCTTCGGGACGGCTAGCTTCTCGCCGTCTAGATCGAACTCCTCGGTCTCCTCAACGGCACTTTCTGCGTCGTCGGAGTCGTCCGAATAGTCGTCTGGCTGCTCGGTATCGGCCGGAGCCTGCTCAGGCTCGGCGGTGTTAGCGAGTTCCGCCTGCTCAGGCGAATTGTTCGCGAGTTCGTCCATGTGTTTCTCGGTGAACGCGCATAAAAAAAGCCGCCCGAAGGCGGCTCTTGCCGTATGCGCGGGCGGCTAAGTCAAATTGTGACGGTCACGCCGTTGGCGATCGCGGTCACCTGCCCGGATTGCGTGAGGGCGCAGTAAGTTATGGTCTTGCCTGCTACAAGCGACTGCAGTGTGCGGTATGCGGCTGCAAGCGCTGGGGTGACGTCGGGTGCTATGTATGGCCCATATTGCGCCCATGCGTAATGCACCGAGGATCGAACACCAAGCGCTGCCTCTACTAGCATTGCCCGAGCTCCAATTAACAAGTCCGTAGCGCTGTCGATGCCCCGCTCTGTCTGATATAGAGGTATTGCTCCGGAAAGCCCGCCAAAGGTTGCAAGCGCCCGAACTGCTCCAATTTGCGTGACGAGTTGCACAAGCGACGTTGACGTATCCCCGAGACCGTATCCGTGATAACAGAACCCGTCGATCCAGTCCTTGCCAGTTCCTGCAGCTCCATCACTGCCAGTCAGGAATTGCACAACGTCAGACTGTGAAGAACGCGGAGCTAGTACTTGTCCAGATGTAAATCCTGGGCCGAGTACAAGGCATGTTGCGTCGGCGGCTTTGACTGCGTTGTAGACGTTTCGAGTTTGCTGGGCGAGTTGAGCGTGCGCCGCGCACCAGTTCTCGCCAACGGTCCCGGGCGCCTTAAATGACGGCTCGTTCCAAGCCTCTAAGCCCCATATCATTTTTGCGCCGGTAGGGTTCACAACGCTTACTGCGTTGTAGCGAGCCAGCAAAGCCGTAACGAAAGTTGCCGCGTGTGCAAGCGATGAGGGGGCTTGTCCACCTCCAGGATATCCATACGCGTCTAACGCCGCGTTAACCGCAGACCATGTAGGAGTCTGAGACAGACAAAACAGCGTCCGCCGCCCTAAAGCAAAGTGGTACGGTATAAATGAGTCAGATAGAGTCCAATCAAACGTTCCATTCGACGGATTTAGGCGTCCCCATGTACCGCACGACGAATCAAGAGAGCGCGCCAGCCCGTATGCTCCGGACCCGGGATCAATGCTAGACATCCTGACGGTTAACGTTCCGGTACCGGCTGTTGTCAAGTCAATTGGCAATCCGTTTTGAGCCGATGAAACTTTGAATGTAGTAGCCGTCTTCTCGACTATCGAATACTCAGAGCCGGCAACCAGAGGAGCTGGCATAACGCCCGTCGTAGCAAACTCACACCGAACGCTCCGCGCCAGAATCCCATTATTTGGTGATATTGTTAGCGTGTCAGCAGCGGCGCTAGCCGTTGCATTTGTAAACTGCGACGAGCCGAAAGCCTCCCACGGCGTGCTAGGCGTGTTGCCGACAAATGTCGCGGGTACAGCCACTCCCGCACCGCTATAGATAACCTGCACCGGAAACGACGGGGGCGATCCTGCTGGTTTTAATAGATCCCGGTACATCAGTAGACCAACAGCAGGAACCCAGGAGCACCGTCGCCACCATTTCGTCCAACAGAAGCGGCACCGCCTGCTCCGCCGCCGCCGTATCCCCACTGCGTCGCCGTCTGCCCTGCTACACCGCCTGCACCGCCCGCGCCGACCGAATATCCCGCCGACAGCGGAAACTGACTGGATGAGGCACACGGTCCACCAGTACCGCCGCCAGCCAATGCGCCAGCAGCCCCCCCGCCACCGACACCTGAGTTAAAGTTCAAGGCGCTACTGTTTGAGCTACCTGCGCCGCCAGCTTGTCCGACGCCAGCATTTACACCTCCACCGCCACCACCGCCACCACCAAAAAACACGCACCCGCTCAGGGTTGCAGTGGCATTTAGCCACGCTGCACCGGCGCCACCAGCTCCGGTCGTGCCAGCCGCGCCGCCGTTTCCTGCTGCCGCGCTAGTACCTCCAGCTCCTGCCGCGATAGTGGTAGACGACCCGCCTGCGATCCCCTGGAACGCTAAACAAATAGGACTGCCACTGTGGGAATCATTGCGGATTGCCGTAGTTGTTCCGCCCGTAGCAGCACCTCCACCTGCGGCACCACCGACGCCGCCACCACCAGCTGTCAGGTACAGCACTTGCCCAGGTACAACAGCCAGCGCTACGGCCGACAGCATCGCCGCCCCGCCGCCACCGCCTCCGCCAAAGCCACCGGTTGCGGCCGACGAGCCTCCCCCACCACCGCCACCGCAACCAAACACGGTAACCAGCGTCACGCCGGCCGGAACGGTCCATGTCTGCTGATTCGAGGTGGTGCCAGTGGCGGCTAGGTACAGCCGCGAATTACCAGCGAGAAATTTTGCAGCGCCAACGTCAGCAAGTGACATATCGGTCCTTATGCGTAGGAGGCGACGGTGCCATCGCCGTTGTATGTGACGGTTCGGGTAAGCCCTCCGCCGATAACGGTAGAAACTCGCCCGCTGCCGTCGTATGTGAGCGTGTAGGTAACGCCCGACTCGACATACGACGTGATTTGTCCGTTTGTGTACACGATCGAGGTGATCGGGCCTGACGCCTGGAAAACAATCCCGCCTTCGCTAAGCCCAACGACGTTACCGCTGGAGTCAAAAGTCCACGCGGGGATCTGCTCTTGCCAATAAGCGCCTTCCGGCCCCTCATCCTGGCGAGATTCGTCCCACGTCAGCGTCATTGCACCAGTGGCGATAGCACGCATCACAACGCGCCGTAACGTGTCCTGCGTCGCCGCTACAGCACCAGCCGGCCACGTCTGCCACACGGCCACGCGATTGCGCACGTCCGCAAGCGTGCCAGTGGTCCACTCCACATACCCGCCGGTCGCGGTCACACGTGTGCCGGGGCCGACTTCAATCGGGTCGCTAATCTGGCCCACGCGGGCCAGGGTAATTGTCGGCATGCTTAGATTTCCTGAGGAGGCGGCTGCATCATTGCCCAATCCGCTTCGTACTGGTCGGCGTAGCTTTGGAGTTGGGCCGTCAACTCAGCGCCTGTATTGGAGCTGATAATCGTTTGATCAAACGATTGCCCGAGGAACTGTACGCGGACCGTGTAGTACAGCGGATAGGCTGCGAGGGTTGTGAAGGTCGCCATCACACCGTCCTTGAGAGGATGACTTTTACCTGCCCGGCCGCCACAGCGGTAGAGTCCGCATCACCGACCGCGCCAGTAATTGCGATGCCCAGGCCAAGCGCGAACCGATGACCGATAAACCCGGCCGTGATTTGAGCGGATCCAGGCACGCCAGCAACAGCAGCGGGCACAGCGATAATCATTGCCGGCACGTCTGTGCCAACAGTCGGGGCAGTCGCTTTGTTGTAAAGCTTCACGAACGCCACGGTCGCGCCGATGTTGGTCGCATAAAACGCCTGCAGACCGCTCGAACCCGTCGCGATTAACGCGCCATTGGTGCCTGCCAGACTGTTTAGAATGAACGGCGTTGCGGGGGCTGCCGGCGTTCCTGCTGAGCTAAGCGGATGCAGCGCAACAGCCAACGCCGATTGGTTGACAGCGACTGTCGTGCTGGGCTTGGTGACTGCTGCCTGCAACCACGGATTTACCGGGTCTTTGACGCTGCTAGCGTTGCACCCGGTGTCGCCGATACCAACACCGAAACACACAAACGACGGAGACGATGCCGGCGCCGGCGAGCCATTGACCGCTAGGAACGCCAGCGGCAGCGCGGTAACGTCCAATCCTGGCAGCGGGATTGACGCATCCGGCGTCTGATTGTTGGTCACGAAAAACAGCAGTGTGTCTGCGCGCCGGGCCATAATAAACGGGATTGGCGTGTTGTTTGCCAGCCCAGCCAATGCGGTAATGTTCACCGAGCGCGGGCTGCGAACGCCAGATTCGTAGATCACCGCAGACAAACCCCCGCTACCGTCCAACTCGAAACCAAACCCGTCTGTAATTGGGGTCGTAAGCGTCGGGGTAGCCGGGATAGTCCCCATCCCGAAAAACCGCTTGGTGTTGGCGATGCTGATGTTGGGGAACAGAAACACCCCGCCGAACTCCAACAGGTTTAGCCCGATAGCCTGAAACGTTGGCTGAGACTCAAGCCCGCCCCACGCGTTTACCGTTGTGCTGCCACTGACAGTAAGCGTTCCAGTTGCCGCGGTAACTGAACCACCAGAATTTTTGATGGTCCATCGGGTAACCGTATCAAGGGCGTCGAATTCTTCCCCAAACAACGATGTCGATTCGCCGCGCACTCGCGTCTGGCCGAGTGCGTTGATGTTTGACGCAACCCACTTTTCAGCGTGCGTGCCGTCGCCCATGTCGACAAGAGTTTTTACAGCATTACTGCCATTTGCGTGGGCAACTCGAATATCAGGCATTTTTAGTCCTCTTGCTCGGGCATTGGTTCTTCGGTCGGAGGCGGCTTAGGCGGCGGCGGGGGCGGAGGCGCAAGCACCGCGCGCTCCGTCTCGGCCTGCTGTTTCATCGCCTCAATCTCAACCTGCGCCTGCAGCTTCATCGCGGCAATCTCGCGTTCCATGGAGATCTTCGCCGCAGCTTTCTCGCGCTCTAGCTGAATCGTTGATGCGTTGCGCTCGCGCTCGATCTGGAGCTCGGCCTGCGATTTAGCGCGCTCAAGCTCAAGCGACGCCTGCGCCTCGCGCTCTTTGGCCTGCATCTCCATTTGCTTGCCTTGAATCGCCTGCGCGGCCTGCTGCAATTGCTCGCCCATCTGCTGAATCTGCTGCTGCGCCTGCGATAGCTGCCCCATCAGAGCGCCAGCGTCTGGCTCGCCGTCCTGCGACTCGGCCTGCTGAATCTGAGGCGGCAACATCGCTTGGAAGCGGCGAGCAACCTTGTCGGCTTCCGGGAAGTCCTGGTTGCGCGCCACAACATCCATCAGCAGCGGCGCCGTCTGCGGATTGGCGCGCATCGTCTCAAGCAGGAACGTCGCGGCTTCCTCGCGCTTGGTCGTGAACGACGGGCCAGCCTCGACCACGAGGTCGTACTTTCCGCGCGCCAGTTCGTACACTTGGCCCTTCTCGTCGGGTGCGTTCACCTGCACCACCTCGGGCTTGCCGTCCTCACCAAGCACGCGAACCATGCGCGGCTTGTCGTACACGGCCGGAATCAGGTCGATCAGCACGCGGCCCGCGTACTTGATCGCGCGGGACAGGTTGTCGATGAAATGGAACGTCGAGACATCGCCCTCGCGCTGCCGGGCCAGGATCGCGCGGCCGGACGTCTCATTGCTTCTAGCGCCCAGCGAGGCGTCATAGATGCCCAAGATTGACTTCATGTCATCCGAGGCGTTTAACGCCTCCTGGAGCGCTCCTGCGGGCACGCCTGCAAACTCTTGGCGCTGCGGTGCGATCGGGCCGTCGTATTCAATGAACGGGTGGGACTTGACGTGCCCGGTCTGCCATTTGCCCATGTCGCTATCAAACGCGCCAACGGGGCCAATGAATGGCGCTTTAGGGGCGAGTGCGACTAGCTCAGTCGCGCAGGTGCGCCAGTAGTTCAGCATCTGCTGCGCGTCGCGAACATCGCGCACTAACGAGCGGAAATAGCGCTTCCCCTCAATGTTCACCTCGTCGCCGTAGACCGGCACGATGGGGATGTAGCGCCCCGCCCATTCCGTCGTTTCCAGCACCTCGGCGCCGGTCAGAATGTGGTGCGTGACCTTGTAGGACTTCGTTTCGCGCTCGCCCACAACGACGATCTGCGATGCGTCCCAGAGCTCGCGGTTCGCTTCGTACTGCTTGGCGTCTAGGATCTGCCCGTTCGACAGCGCGACGATCATCCGCGTCGTCTCGTCACGCTGCCAGTACTCGGCTACGCGCACGGACTCCTCGTCCGACCAGAGCTCGTCGCGCTCGTCGCCATCAGACGACCAGTCGAGCGTTGCGGTCTTCTTGCCGTACTTCGCCTGGAACTCGGTTTTCGGGACTAAATCCGTGACGAAGCCATAGCGCCAGTCGCTAGCGTCTGCGGCCTGCGAGTTTGGGTCGCCATAGACGGTGAACGGGTTAGCAACCCGATCAATGCAGATATCGAGGTCGAACGTATCGTCGTGCGCATAGTCGGTCTTGATGCGGATGTAGCCAATGCCGCCGTAGACGGCCGACTCAAGTGCAGTGTCATACGCAACATCGGCATTCGATGACTGCTCGATGTTGCGAATCAGACCGTTGTATATGTAGGCGGTTTTGACGTCTGCGCCGCTATCCGCCGGGTGCACCTTGATAGCGGGCTTGTTCTGCCGAGCGTCGTTTACGATCTGACGCGCAAACGATGGTATGCGGTTGATCGTCAAACACGGGCGCCCTTCTAGCTCGCGCTCGCGCTTGTATTTCTCGGGCCACTGCTCGCCAAGCCGCGCAAACTTGAGATCGTCTAGCGCGTTCTGACGGTTCTCGGACTCCGCGTCGTGCGAGAGCTTAAAACGCTCTTTCGCTTCGTCGAGGATGTCGCGTTCTGCCATTTATGCCAGCCAGTGAATTTGATCAGCCGATTTACGCTTCGGCGCTTGCTCTTTTGCAGCTACCGCCATGTAGCGGAATGCGTCTGCAAAATGCGATGTCCAGTCGTGCAGCGGACCAAGCGACACTTGGCGCTTGTCGTCCACCTTCTCGCGGTACTGCTTGAGCGCTTCCAGCAGCGGCAACACGCGGCGCTTGTTAAACCAACAGCGCGGCAGCAACATCCGTGCAGCGTTGATGCCGTCCTGCACTGGTAGATTCGGCGTGACCTTGAAACGGATGCCGAGAGTTGCCGCCGTTTCAAGCCGCGAGCGCCCGGACCCTAGTTCGCGCACTTGAATGTCATGCGGCGCCCAATGATCGCCGTACGTGTACCCGCGCTCGTTCAGCACCCGGACGTAGTGGTCTAGGCCCTGCCCGCTTGCGTCGTAGGCGTCAACGATGCGAACCGTGCCGCCGCGCACCGCCTGCCAAAAGACAATGGCCGTGCTATCAGCGACGCCCAAGTCCCATGACGTATGCACCGGCAGCACCGGATCAACCGGCACATCAGCAACGCGCTCATCCTTCTCAGCGGCAAGCAGTTCCTTGGCGTAGTAAGCGCCCTGAATCGCTGCCTCAAAGCTGCATTCAAACTCTTGCGCGTACTGGTCCGGCGTCATCTGCGTTGCAGCCGCTACCAGCTCGTCCGCGTCAACGATGCCAGTCTCGCTGGCTCGCAGCATTAGCCGGAACCAGTCCGCCTTGCCGTCGGCGTCCGCATAAACGCGGTAGAAGCCGTTGTGGCCTTTCGGCGTCCCAATGAACACCGCGCGGCCTTGCCTGTCAGCCAGCAGCGGGCGGATTACCTCGCCCCACAGCGACGGAGCGAAGTCGGCGTATTCGTCCAGCACCACATCATCTAGATAGATGCCGCGAAGGCGGACGTCCGCGTTGTCAGCACCGTAAAGACGAATGCGCGAGCCGTTGGCAAAGTCGGCGCGTAACTCAACCTCGGAGAACTGCACGCCTGGAACAACGCCCGCGTACTTCTTGAGATAGCCCCAGGCTACGTCTTTGGCTTGCCCGTAGTACGGTGCAATGTATGCCCCGCGCCAATCGTCGCGCTCGGTTGTAAGCGCCCGCCGTAGCAAGTCATTGATGCACGCTACCGTCTTGCCGGCGCGCCTATGGCAGACCATGACCGCCCACCGCGCATCCCGCGAGTGAAACGGCCGAAAAGCTTCACGGGGCGCGTAGGGAATTACGATCCGGGTTTCGCTTCCCACGTAAACACGTGCCGCAGCGGCGCATCATCGTCGCCAGCTACGGTAATAGCGTTCAGCCTTGGGTGAAGATAAGGCGCAGCGCTTTTAGCCGCGTCCATGCGAGTCTCGGTGTCGTTCACCTCGTCGCGCATAACGGCGAGCATGTATTCGAGCGGCGTCAGCCCTTCTTTGATCGCGCGTTCAGCAATCTCTCGGGTCTTTTGCGTGACGCTACCGGGCTTTCTGCCCGATCCTGGCCGTGCGCCGCCGTGTTGGTTTGCCATGGTTAAGTTCAACCTTGCTGAGTTCCGTTGCCGGATTGTTCAGCGTAAGCACAAAAGAAAACCGCCCACTAGGGGCGGTCAACACGGTTACCCGTGACGAGGAGGGAGACAACAACGGAAAATTTGCGGGGCTAGCCAGGAGGGCGTCCGATTTGAACGGACGGCATCGGTGCGAAACCGACACGCAACCCAGAAACCTATTCCAGAGAGCCGCCTTAAACCACTCATCCAGCCCTACCTAGCATCGCCAAACCTGCGGAGGCAATTCCCCCGTCAGAACGAAGCGTAACAAATGCTTTCGCCCCGGTGTGCGATCTATAACCCGTGGGGGGTTATAGGTGCGGCGGCTCCGGTAGCGGCATCCAGTGAGTAGCTGAATCAAGGCCCCAATGATTCTCATCCCCCATGTATCTCCAGCATAGCCCATGCCATTCCACAAGCTGCAGAACCGCGCACGTTCCGAATTTGTTTATTGTTATAACAGGCCGCCCGATTTCAGGCATCCGTTTGCTACACGCGATCCACTCCATCACATCACCCCCGACGCTGCTCTCGTACCAATGCCGTTCGAACTTTTCCGGTGCCGCCTCGTCAAACGCTTGCGCCATTTTGCACAACGCCCGGACCAACCCGTTGCGCTCCGCAACCAGACGCTGTGCGGCGCTTGCGGTGACAGTAGCCACTAACTCGTCGTCGACGGTCTCAATATCTACCTGTCCGTCCGCATGATTGCCAAAAACGAAGTACTTCGGGAACCGGTGTTCAACGTACTTGTCTTTCATCACATAACCCCCCGTCTAGTCAGCCGAACCATCAGCATAGCCCGCGCACGCACGTAGACGACCTCCAGCGGCTCGCCGAGCGGCCTGCGCGTTCCCATCACCACGTTGTAGACGCTATCCCGCTCACGGCCCGGTAGATCGTCCACAACCGCCTGCACCGTGCGCGCCTCCTGGTCATCGACATCCGCATACGCCTCGGACTGCGGTATGTCGTACACGCCACCTGCGCCTACCGCGACTGCACCACCCGGCTCAAACACCAGCGAGCGCGGCGGGAACCCGATGTTAATATTTGGCCTGCGCTGCCAGTGCGCCCAATTGGCAAGAATGCCCGTCAGCCGCTGGTCTTCCATCACCCCTCCTTCTTGCGTCGAATGGGTACCATCTGGAATGCGCAGCCGCGCCACGTTTTTGACGAAAAAAGACTGTGCATAACTTGGTCGTCGAAGACCACGTAATCGCCCTCTTGCATCTGCTGCGACATATTACCGACGTGCAGGACAATCGTGGACCTTGGAAGATCAACTAGCCAAAACATTGCCGAATATCTACGCGGCATCGGCCAGCCGCCCGCCCATTCGTCATTATGCGGCTCAACGTAACGCAAACGGAGCGCGACGGCTGACGACTTGTCGACCATCCAACCGGCCCTTTCAGGAACATCACCTTTTCCAAAGAAATCCGGCGGCAGTCGGGTGGTAAACGTGTCGTCCGCGATACAGCGCACGATTCGCCGTTGATATGCCGTCGGCTTTTGGAAGCCGCGCTCAAATATCATTTGATCCTATCCTTCGGCCTGCGAGCGATCCATTCCCGGAGATCGTCCTCGACCATGTGCGGGTGCGCGTGTGCGTCATACACACCTATTACGTTGTGCGAGGTAGCCGGGTTTAGTTTTGACGCGAGCGACTTGCTAAACTTCTTGTTGTGCTTCGACCAGTATACAAACACCGCTTCATGCGATGCGGCCGCGTATGCTACGGTCTCTCGGGATACTTTTCGGATGTCGTCGTCGGTAACGGTCATGTCCCCGTCCCAACGTGAATTGCCCGCTCAATGCGCTCGCGCTCGGCCGGCGTCACGCCGATAATCTCGCGCATGTACTGCGCCCACAGACTGTCCAACAGCTCGTAATCGGGCTGGTCGCACGCCGAGCGGAATGCACATTGCTCGCGGACGCGTCGAATAAAGCGCTCGACTGGATCGCTCATGTCAACTCCTCAACGGGAATGTCGGCTGCCTCTAGGTACTCAACGATCAGGTCGCGCGCCGCAATCCACCCGACGCACACCTCTGCGCGGTAACCGCGTTCCACATAGCCGGCGAGCCATTCGCGCTGCTCCGGGGTGACCGAGTAGCGGCCTGGGCGTTTTAACTCGATCCGCAGGCCGTGGTATCCGGCGCGGGGGACATCTAGAAGCACGTCCGGGACGCCACGGCGTACGCCCTCAGCTTTCAAGCGCGCGGCCGTTTTTGGGCTGCGTTTGCCACCGTTAGGCACCGCGTGCAGCCATTGCAACTCTGGGTGCTTCCGCCGCACGTTGTCCGCCCATTGGAACAGCGCGACCTGATGCGCGTGTTCGTCGCCTTGCGTCATTGCATGCCACCCAAGTGATGCGCCTCTAACAGTTCCTGAGCGCTCTTGAACGCCTCGCCGTTGAACACGCGGTAGCTGCTCGTCGTGTCGCCATGTATCAGGTGCACGTCACACGCAATCGCCCGTTTGCCCAGCGCGTCTGCGAGCGCTTGCTCGAGCATTGCGACCACCTGCGCTTGTGCTTCCGTCTGTGTCATGCCGCCCCCACTAGTTGCTTAAACCGCCCAAACAGCGCGCCGTACTCATCCGCCGTCAGCCGACCCTGCGCCTGCTGCAGCCGCTTCCATTGCGCTTGCGTGCGCGACACGGGCCGTCCGCGTGTAGAGCGCCCCGTGCGCCCCGGCGTGTCGGCGATGTGCCGTGCCAGACAGCACAGACGCGACAGGACGTAAATCGGCCATAGTTCGGTTGCGGCGCGGTTGCAGTCGTCGCAGAGCGTCATCAGTCCGCCCCCGCCTCGCGCTCGTGACGCTCGCAGACAAACACTGCCGGCTCATCCACCAGCCGACACCACCGCACCGCCACGTACAGCGGCGGGTATGCGCGCGACTCGCAGTGCGTGCATGTGGCGCAGGTCATGCCGGCACCTCGCGGCCCGTCTCTAACAGCGCCGCGCAGGCCATCTTGTAGCTCGCATGCGCCAGAACCTTGTCGCCGCCTCGGTATCGCTCGATGACGCGATACGCCCACGACAACGGGTCGCGGGGCTGCTCGCGCCCTACCGTCGCCACAAGCCGCTCGACCTTCGCGCGGGCCGCAGCGAGCTCGCCATCGGTGCGCGGGGCCGGCAGGGCTAGCGGCTGGTGCATGGCCACGACCGGCGCGGGCTTGCGCTTGCACAGCGCGACAAACTCGGGAAGGCTCGGCGGGAACGTCACGCCGGATTCCTCAAGCGCGCGGATACCTGCCAGGATCTGCTCGACCGAGTAGCGCCCCAGCGAGTCGCACCAGACCCCCTTCACCGCGTCGGGCTGCTGCTGACCCCACATGCGCTTCATCGCCGCGTCGCCGTACATCGCGGCGAATCTGGCAAACAGCCGATCAACCGCGCGGAGTGACAAGCCTGGGGACATCGTTTCGGTCTGCATCGATCGTGCTCAGTTGCGTTGGGAGTCGGCCTGCAAGGCCACCCGTCAGGGCGTGCATGAAAGCGCCGTCGCGTTCATCGCGCTCATCGGCAGCGGAGCGGTAGGGCGATGCTCGGGCCTGCTTAGGAGAGCGCTCATTGCGGACAAAGTTCCTCCACGTCGCGGGCCAGTCGACCTTGCGGCCCTTCGCCCCCGGCACGCCGAGCCAGTAGTCGCGGAACTTCTCGACGACGGCCGTAGGGCTCAGGTCATCCCGCTCGGTCCTGCACCACGCAACGGCGTCGGCATCCGGGAATCCGTCAGGGATCCGGCAGCCACGGACAGAGGGCGCGACGTCAGTCGCGGGTGTCTCTATCTTTTCTTCTTGCTCCGAGAGTCCGAGAGTCCGAGAGTCCGAGAGTCCGCCGGGCTCGCCAACGCCTAGGTTCGCCCTAGGCTCGCCTTGGGTTTGCCTAGGGCTAGCCTTGGGCTCGCCTTCAGCCGCTTGCATGGGGGGCGTAGGCGCTGCCTGGGCCATGCCTTCGGGTGCCGGGATGACGCTTGCGGCCTCGCGCGGGTGGGGCTTCTGATGCTTGTGGAAAGCCGGGATGGCAAGGTAAGCCACGCCATGCACGGTGTAGCGCAAGACCAATCCGGCCTTCTGAAGACGCTGCAAGCAGGCGTCAACGTCAACCGAGTCGCACGGAAAAACAGCCATTCGAATTCGCTTCGGGCGATCTTCAAGGCGTCCCTCTCGGTCTGCCAGTGTCCACAGCCCGGCAAACAACAGGCGGTCCTCAAACGGCAGCTCGACAAGTTCCTCGTTCGTGAAGAACCCGGGCGCGATGTTTCTGACGCGGGCCATCAGTTCCGCTCCCGAAGCTCGTTCACGCCGTTCCGCCGCAAACCCGCCCGCGCAGGTACTCCAAGCGCTTGCCAGCCCGGCGGCGGAACTCCTGCCACTCAATGCCCTGCTCGGCGGCCATAGCTCGCCACCGCAACAGCCGGGCGGCCCTCTCGTCGCGCGACTCGATGTGTGCCTGCCGCATCAGCGCGACGGGCATAGACAATGCGGCCGACTCCGCTTGCCAGTCGATCGTCGGCAGTTCTCGGCTCTTGCGCGGTAGCACGGGCTCGGGCTCAAGCTCGATGTCATCGGGCTCAAGCTCCTCGGAGCCTTTGACGTCAGCCAGCGGACGGTAGACGCGGCCATGCTCGAAGCGGCGATGCGCTTCGAGTGCGGCGGATTGGTCGAACAAACTGATCACCGTCCCCTCCCGACAAGCAATTCACGAAGAAGCCTGTTCTCGTCAGCCAGCTGCAAGTTCCGCTCTTGCCCCTCGCGCACCTGTCGTTCCAACTCGGTTTCTAGGGGTCGTAGTTCGTACCCGCGCGAGTGCGCCAGCCATTCGAGCGGCGCCTCATTGCCCGCCATGTCCATCAGCGGGCCGAGCAAATGCAGCGGGAAATGCGCGCCACCGGACACCATGCGCGACCAGTGCGCGGGGTCAATGCCGAGGCTGATGCACGCTTCCTTGTCGGCGATGCCGGCGGCCTGTAGGCAGAGCTGGATCGCCGACAACATAGACGGCTGGCGATGCACAAGCGCCGGATCAACGTCGATCGGGTCGCCGGGCGTCACAAGCGGAATCTGCCGACTCGCAACCGCCGTCGAGCTTCTAGACGACGGTTGACGGTCTGGAATCGGCGTGATGCGTGAGACTGTAGACATGCAACAGACCTCAGTTCAGCGCTTTAGGTACGGGTGGGTGCCCGCGACCGTGGCAAAGTGGAAGCTCGACCAACCACGCCACCACAGAAGGGGCACCCATGAACGATTCCGAGCGCGAGAGCGCATTGACCAGCCTGATGGGCCAAGCGGTAGCGCTACAGGTATGCATCAAGCACCTGCTTGCGGAGCACTTCCGCCAGCAGCCGAATCCGGCCGACTCGTCGGATCAATTTTTCGATGCCCAGAGCAAGGGGGCTGGAGATGCGGACTTTCAGGAACGCCGGTCGACAGCAAATGCGGTTTACGAAGCAACTCATCTGACGTTGGCAATAATTCGCCAGCAAGTACACGAGCAGCTCCGGCGCTAATCCGGGCTTGGATCTCGAAGGAAAGCGCGAGCCAGTCAATGTGCTCGCGCTCTTGTCGGCGCTTTGTCGCGTACGGCGACATGGGGCGGGCTCGGCGCTTCATGCCGCAGCCTTGGCGGGCTTGACGTCGAACACGTCCGGTTCGGCCTTGAGCGCGCCGCCCGTGATCTGCTCTAGCTGCAATTGCCTGAGTGGCGGGGGGTACTTCCGCCACTCGTAGACGGATGGAACGGATATGTCTAAAGCCTTTGCCAGCGCGGATTTAGAGCCGCCAAAGTGCGCGAGTGCGTCTGAAGTAAGCATGGCCGCATTGTTAGGTCTGCCGAAGCTTCTGTCAATAGGCACACCTACGCTCAGGCTTGGCATGCTCTGCGGCGTGGATACAGGCAAGCGCATTCGGGCGTTGCGTGTCGCGCGGGGTCTCAAGCAAAAGGACCTAGCGCGAGCCATAGGCATTGCCGCGCCGTCCCTGTCTGAGCTTGAGACCGGCAAGTCAAAAGAGCCGTCTGGATCAGTGCTTGCAGCCTTGTGCCGAGTGCTGCACACCAATGGCGAGTGGCTGTTGACTGGCAAAGGCGAAGCCGGGGCGTACTTTACGCTCGACGGCGACCAAGCCGAGATGCAAGCCATCTGGGACCAGCTACCGCCCCAGGGCCAGTCCGCATTGCTGGCTACCGCTCGCGGCCTGCGTGACGCCTACGTCACCGCTCCAAGCACCGCGAATCCGTACCCGAAACGCCGCACTCCTACGCAACTCTAACTTTTTTTCGCGCGGAGTTAGGTACCCCTATTGACAGACACTTCGGTATCCCTAATACTTTCTCCGTGCCGCACAGACAGCGGCCAGGAGAGCGAGATGGGCCACCGGGATCACAACGTAGAGCAGGCAGCAGCGGCCGAAGACCGCGCCGCTGACATCACAACGGCGCAGTCGGCATGGCGCGCACGCCGCGAGCTTGAGCTTGTCGCGCTGCTTGAGACTCGCCCGCTGTTCGCCTGCATGCCGGGCAACTACTCGACAGAAGGCACGCCGCCCGTCGCCGTAGAGCTTGTTTCGTGGGTGCTTACGACTAGCGCAGACCCGGACCGCACGCTGGCCGAAGCGATCTACTCGCCGACCGCGCGCTACCGGCTGCACCGGCTCTTTGCGGCTGACGCTGCCGAGCGCGAGTGCGACATGCGGCCCGAAGCGGCATGGGAGGCGTGATGCGAGCCGCCGCCTACGTCCTAGCGTCAGCAATCGCAACGGCGCTCATTTACAAACTCATCGCCGGACGGGTGTTCTGATGCGCGACGCCGCTGATGCACAAATGCGCCATGAGTCGTTCATGGCAGATGTCGCGGCCGAGCGCGACGAGCACCGCGCCAACATGACCGAGATTGCAATCCTGCGCGACCGCGTGGCACTGCTGCGCCGCGCTGTAGCCGACGCAAAATCGCAGGGATGGGGAAGCATGCCGATTGCGTCGCTTGAGGTGTACTTAGGCGTTGCGGGCGAGCGAGGCGAAGCATGAAGACAACTCTCAACGCAATCCGCGAGCACAGCCCGTGCGCCAATGGATGGGCCAAGCTCTTGCGTCATTTGGGCAAAACCATGGCCGACGACGAGCCGCTGTCCATCGTCACGGTTTTGGATAGCAATGGGCTAAACGACGCGCTGTGGTGTACGCGCGCCGTTACCGGGCACGACAGAGAGATCCGGTTGTATGCGGTCTGGTGCGCGCGGCAGGTGCAGCATCTGATGACCGACCCGCGCTCGATTGCCGCGCTTGACGTGGCCGAGCGGTTTGCAAATGGCGAGGCGACGCGCGGCGATCTAGACGCTGCGAGGGCCGCTGCGAGGGCCGCTGCGTGGGCCGCTGCGGGTGCCGCTGCGTGGGCCGCTGCGAGGGACGCTGCGTGGGCCGCTGCGTGGGCCGCTGCGAGGGACGCTGCGTGGGCCGCTGCGAGGGACGCTGCGGGTGCCGATGCGATGGACGCTGCGAGGGCCGCTGCGTGGGACGCTGCGGTGGCCGTTGCGTGGGCCGCTGCGGGGGACGCTGCGTGGGACGCTGCGAGGGACGATCAAGCGACTCGTCTGCGTGAGGTTTGCGCCGCGTGCGAGGTGACGGCATGAACGGCCAGTCAATGCGTCACCGGCGCCTGCTGTCAGGCGTGCGCCGCACCGGGATACAGCTCGATTCGCAGGTAGCGCGCGGTATCTCGCCCCGGCACGCCGAGGGCTGGCGAGATCAGCAGGACAGCGATGGCGATGGAATTCGGATGCTGCGCAACGCGGTTTGCGGCGGCATTGCGGTGTGGGTGCTTTTCGCGTTGCTGCTGCTGTGGGCCGTTGAGTTGATGGCGGCGTGAACACACATAACGAGGATGAGATGAGCAACGTAACCGAATTCCGACACGCATCAAGCGCCGTCGCGCTGCATGACGACGAACTGATGGCCGTGCTTCGTAACAGCCTGTACCCAGGCGCAAAAGACGAGTCGATCAAGTTAGTCCTTGGCTACTGCAAAGCGGCCGGACTCGACCCGCTGCAAAAGCCCGTGCATATCGTTCCGATGTGGGACAAGAACACCCGCGACATGCGCGACGTCGTGATGCCCGGCATTGAGTTGTACCGCGTCAAGGCCGCGCGCACGGGCCAATACGCAGGATGCAGCGAGCCGGAATTTGGGCCGGATGTCGTGCAGGTTCTTGGCGGCGCGGAAGTCACTTTCCCGGCTTGGTGCCGTATTACCGTGCGGCGCATTGTCGGCGGAAGCATCGCGGAGTTCACTGCGGTCGAGCGTTGGACCGAGAACTACGCAACGGCCAAGCGAGACAGTGCGCAGCCGAATGCGATGTGGGCAAAGCGCCCGTATGGGCAGCTCGCAAAGTGCGCCGAGGCGCAGGCGTTGCGCAAGGGGTTCCCGGAGATCGGCAGCGGGCCGACTGCTGACGAGATGGCGGGCAAGTCGATCGACGTTGACTCACTGCCTACCGCGCACGCAGCCGAGCCGGATGACGCGCTGCTAACCACCGCACGCACCGCTGCGATGAGCGGCACCGAGGCATTCCGCGCGTACTGGAAGTCGCTGCCCGCGCCGCACCGCGAGCAACTGAAAGGCGTGCTGCCGTCGCTCAAGGATGCCGCTGACAAGGCGGACGCGCAAACGGTTGACATGCAAGGGGGCGCGGAGTGACTGCCGCAATTCGCGCAGATTCTTCCGGGTGGCTGTCCGCCAGGGTTGGTCTTGTCACTGCCTCGCGCATGAACGACGTTCTTGACGTTCGCAAAGACGGAAAGCCGGGCGCGGGCCGAAAACGATACATGGCCGAACTTGTCGCTGAACGGATGACGGGGCAAGCGTGCGATCACGTTGTCACTCAGCCAATGCAGCGCGGACGAGATCAACAGCCAAATGCTTGTGCCGCTTATGAAGCGGCTACTGGCAACATCGTTGGCCCCGAAATTTTTGTCACGCACCCGTCAATCGAGTGGGCGGGCGCAACTCCCGACGGCACCATTGACCAAGATGGCTTAGTCGAATTTAAAGTGCCGCTTGCGCACAACTTTGTTGACTGGTCGCTTGATGGAAGCGTGCCGGATCAGCACATCGCGCAATTGCAATGGCAACTTGCGTGCACCCAAAGAAAGTGGGTGGATTTCTGCGCCTACTGTCCGGAGATCAACGGCCCCGCCGGGCTAATGATCGTCCGTTATCAACCGACAGACGATGAGATTGTGGCCTTGGAAGAAAAGGTCCGCGAGTTCTTGTCGCAAGTTGAGCTTGCGTTTACCACGCTGACGCAGAGGGCGGCGTGATGAACAAACAAGAACGGCGGTTGTTGATGCACGTCTATCACCAGATGATTCGTCGCTGCCACAACCCTAAAACCCCATCGTTTGAAAATTACGGGGCGCGAGGAATCTACGTGTGCGCTTCTTGGCGCGATTCGTTTGAAGCGTTCTTGCGAGACATGGGCCCGCGCCCGCATCGGCACGTTGTTGATCGGATTGACAACGACAAAGGCTATTCGCAAGACAACTGCCGCTGGGCGTCACGCAAGCTCAGTAACGAAAACCGACGGAACGTCATTTGGGTTGACTGGCAAGGGCAGCGAGTTTGTTTGAAAGACGCCGCACGGCTTGCGGACGTGTCTTATCGAATGGTCAAGAAACGAGTGGCGAAAGGGATGGATCCAATTGTTGCGTTGAAGGAGCCTAGCAAACGGCCTTTGCATAGTGATGTCATTGCCAGGGCAAAAGCCAGAGAGGCCCGAGCTTTTGTGCGGCGCACGTACTTTGTTTGCGGGCACGAAAAGTTGCCACAGAACTCCAAGCTGACTTACCGGGGTTTCCGTGCTTGCCTGCATTGCGCCAACGGAGCGGGCAACTACCTGAGCCAAGCAAACACTGAGCGGGAGGCGGCGTGAAACTTGCCCCGCAGCAATATGCCGTTGCCATGCTGTTGCGCGACGGCCTGTCGGACAAAGTCATCGCCGCAAAGCTTGGCGCATCGCCGTACACCGTCAAAAATCATCTTGCGAACGCATACGCACGGACAGGGGCAAAAAACCGCGTGCAACTCGCGCTAATGGCTGAACGCGGCCAGTTAACAAAAACGGCGGCGCAATGACCATCACGCCACGACAGGCCGAGTATGCCCGCGCGTGGGTTGCAGGCGTACCGCAGAAAGAAATCGCGCGTCGTTTTGGTGTTGGCATGCCTACCGTGTCCGCAATGCTTAGTCGAATCCGCCAGCGGTACACGGACGACCGGCGCGAGATGGCCGTAATCCTGGGCGATGCGCGCGTGCGGCACTGCAATGGCGGCGGGCGTGCGTCACGTTGGGGTTACGTGCGAGGCGACGCCCTACGCATCATCGGCGGTCGTTATGCGGGGCGTAATGCGACGTATGTCGGAGCGTCAAATACGGATCAAGTGCGCGTGCAGATTGGCGGCGGCGTGTTTGCAATTAGGGCTAGATTTTGTCAACCGATGGAGAAAGCGGCATGAACACCAAACTAACTATCAACGGCATTGACTACATTACCGCAACGTCTAAGCCGACCGGCACTCGTGCCGTTGTCGTTGTGGATCGCGGCTGGATTTTTGCGGGTGATGTGACCCGCGAGGACGGCCGTATTCGCATCGGCCGCGCGCTCCACGTTTTCCGCTGGGAAAACATAGGTTTTGCAAAAATGGTCGAGACAGGGGAGGCGGATCTGCGCCCAATCTCCGATGTCGACATGCCCGAGGGCGCTGAGATTTTCTGCGTTCCGGTAGCTGATGATTGGGGCATGAAATGACTGAGCAAATGCGGCCAGTCGGGGACGGGTACGGGTACGGGTACGGGGACG